GGGGCGAGGGCCTGGTTACAAGATAACTGGGACATCGTTTCTGCTGAGTCGAAAGTCGCCTTTGTTGGCGGGACTCTGCAGATCGGAGATACGTCTCTGGTAACAATGCCTGACACAAAACGTCAGGCCAGGGGGAAAGCTGATTCGGTCTACGGACCGGAGATCGCTGCAGGGCTAGCGGAGATAATCCGTCTTGCCGCAAAGCAGCCAAAAGATGTACAAGTCAGTGCAATTATCGAACCTCTCAAAGTACGCCTAATCACCAAGGGTAATTCCTTGCGATATTGGGTGTCTAGAGATTTCCAAAAACAACTCTGGCAACATCTTCAGAACTTTCCACAGTTCGCCCTTACGGGTGAGCCACTCGAAGAGAGGCATCTACACGGCATTCTTGACCGTGAGTATGACCTCAATGAGCTCATTGAATCCGAAGGCAAAGACAAGATCAAGTTCGATTTCTGGGTCAGCGGTGACTATTCAGCCGCCACAGATACCCTGAATCTTAACGTGACAAAGCTAGCATTTGAAGCAGCTTTGAAATGTCTTGATCTAGTGGGTCCAGAGTCCCTTCCGGGGGCAAATCTGGAGTACCTCGAAGTCTTGCGTTCGGTCCTTTATGAACAAGAAATCCATTATCCGAAGAATGTTAGCACATATCACACAGATCTTGAGCCGTGCCGTCAAACAAACGGCCAGCTCATGGGCTCTACATTGAGCTTTCCCATCCTCTGCATGGTAAATCTGATGTGCTACATCTCGGCGATGAACCGTTACACCGGGGTTAAAGTGGATCCTAAGACCCTGCCAGTGTTGGTCAACGGTGATGATATCTTGTTTCGCGCTAATGAGAAATTTTATGAGATTTGGAAACAGGAGGTGCATAAGGTCGGTTTTACACTCTCTTTGGGAAAGAACTACACCAGCAGGGAATACCTGACTGCGAATAGTCAACTTTTCCATTATCAAGAGTGCTTACACTGGCCTGACAAGTACCTCAAGCGCGCGGTTTATTTCAGCCGCGCGACCTTCCAAGAACTAGACTACTTCAATCCCGGCTTGTTGACCGGTGTAGCCAAAGTTACAGGAAGGGGTCCAAAATCTACCCCCATCTGGGATTACTTCAACCTTGTTACCAAGGGTGCAATCGATAAAGAACGAGCAAGAATGAGATTTGTTCATTATCATCAAGAGTCGATCAAAATTTTGACTCAAAATGGTAAGTGGAACTTATACATCTCCCCATTACTTGGTGGTGCTGGCTTTCAACTTCCGGAGCTTCCTGCGAATGTGCAGAGAGTGCCGGCAGTGACTGCCACACCATTCCAAAGGTCGTGGGCATCGTTCATGGAGAGTCAGCTTTACGCTAACCCCCATTATCATTCAAAGATTGCACTAGTACAGCCGAAGAAGAAGGCTGTCCCAGAGAAATGGAAGGGTATCTCAAAACTCATCCTAGCCCCGCTTGTGGGACCATACGATATGAATGTTGT